GGAACAATCGGACAGCCGATCTACGCGAAGACCGAGGCACGCGACATGGGCCGAGGCTGGAACCTGCACACGCAGTCCAACTCGCTGCCGATCTGCTACTCGCCGGGCTGCCTGGTCCGCGCTTTCACGAGCAACTGACCATGACGTGGCTCTCGGTCATTGACCTGGAGAACCGATTCGGACTGCAGGTCATCACGGACCTCCAGTCCGGCGGTGCATCTGCTGACCTTGCTGTCAGCGATGCCATGGCCGAGGCTGAGGGCTACGTCTCTCGGGTCATTACGCTGCCCGTGACAACCCCCGGCGCTGCCCTCGTTCGGATCGGTGCCGACATCGCCCGTTACAATCTGTGGCGCCGCGATGTCCCAGCCGATCATCCGGTGGCTGTGGCGTACCGCGCAGCTATTGCGCAGCTTCACTCTGTCGCCATCGGCGGCAGTTCGCTAGCTGGGTTGGTGGGGACCGAGTCAACATCGGGCGGTTCATCGGGATTTGTCGTCTCGTCGTCGCGGGCCGTATTCACCGATGCGCGCCTTGATCTGATGACATCGCCATACGACACACCGGGGTCGCCATGGCTGTGACGACGTCACTCGATATCGGGCCGATCATTGAGCGGCTCGGGGCGATGAATTCTCCGGCAGCACTCGGCCGGGCCATGCAGGCCATTGCCGCCGATCTTGCCGGGGATGTTGCACTTGGGTTCAAGTCGCAGACCGACCCGTGGGGCAACCCGTGGAAAGCCCTTGCAGATTCGACGCTCGAAATGCGGCGCAAGCACGGCAAGGGCGCAGAGATCCTGCGCGATACCGGGGTGGGGCAGGCGTCAATCCATGCAGTTCATGACATGCTCAGCGCCACGCTGTCTGTCGGTCCGAATGCATCCGGCTACATGTCAAAGCATCAGGACGGCCGAGGTGTACCGCGCCGTGCATTTTTCCCGATCGACGAGGCAGGCAACATCAAACTGACGGCGGCCGCGATGGCATCGGTGATCGATCACCTTGAAACCGCCGCGATTGGCGGTGCCGCATGAACACCCAATCGACCATCACACACCTGCGCCAAATCACCCAGCTCAAGCTGGTGAGCGGAGCGGCTGAATTCGGTGCGCTCTTCGACTCGATCCAAACCGCCCCTGCTGCTTTTGTGATTGAGTCGGTGACCGAACCGGGCGAAAGCCTGACGTGCGGTCAGGTACTGCAAGAGGTCAAGACCACGATTACTGTAATGATCGCCGTCACGACGTCGCGTGACTCGACCGGCGCGGCATCGAATCAAGACCTCGACACGATCCGGTCGCTGATCCGGGCCAAGCTGCTCGGGTGGTCGCCGGAAGCCGGCGCGCTGGGGTACTCGCTTGGAGTCGGTCGCCTCATGACATATCGGCCAGGCCTCATGTGGTGGTCCGACACGTATCACACAACCAACACCATCAAATCAGTATGAGCACACGCATTGACCCAACGCCGGAAGTGCCCGAGCCGAACCCGCCCTGCGGCGGCACTTGGTACCGAGATCCGGATGGCGGCATCATCCCGGGCGATGAGCAAACAGCTCTTGCTGCCGGGCTCGAATGGATTGCAACACCGGCCAAGACGGCCAAAAAAGGAGCATAAGCAATGGCTGGATCAAAGTCACTCACCACAATCTTCGTCAAAGCCGAAACCACGGCCGGCACGTATTCGACCCCAGCCGCTGCTTCCGATGCAATCGCCATCCGCGTGGCGAATCTTGCCATCTCGATTGATCAGAGCTTCGCAAACCGCGATGTGATCACATCGGGTTTCAATGCAACCGACAAGCTGTCGTCCTACCGACGTGCCAAGATCACATTCTCGGTTGAGCTTGGCGCATCAGGTACTGCTGGCACTGCACCGAAGTGGGGCGTGTGCTCCAAGGCAGCTGGACAGTCTGAAACTGTCACCGCTACGACCCGCGTCGAGTACGCCCCGATCAGTGCTCTGATGGGTACCGTGTCGCTGATCGGCGTCTACGACGGGATTCAGTTCGCGGCCCGGTACGCATCGTGCAATCAGAAGATGTCGATGAAGGTCAACGACATCGGATCGATTGATTTCGAGTTCACCGGCCTTGTCAACTCGGTGACCGCTGGCGCGCTGGCTGGCGCCGTCTTCGCGAATCAGGCCCGTGCTCAGGCTGTTGGCCCAGCAAACACAACCGGCATGTCGCTTGGTGCCGTGACGTATGCCGCTGGTGCGATCACAGGCGGCACTGCATACGGCATGGAGAGCTTCAATTTCGACACCGGTCTGGATATCCAGGACGTTGCGCTTACCGGTGGCCTCGAAACGATCGGCATCTACGGACGCGAACCCAAGGTGGATTTCACCATCGACCTTCCTTCCGCCGCCAAGGTGGCGCTGATTGCCGACATGGACGCAGGCACGACCCGTGCATTCGGCCTTGTTCATGGCACCGTAGCCGGGAACAAGGTCGGATTCTATGCACCAGCGCTGGTGATCGAAAAAGTTGACACGGTTGATTCAGGCTCTGTGCTGCTGACAAAGATCAGCGGCACCTTGCGCCCGAGTGCCAGCGGACTCAACGACGAACACAAAATCTGGACGTTCTGACATGGCATTCAAACTCAAAGCCCCAGATTCTGTCACCCGTGCCGTCAAGCTGACGATCCCCGGCGACCCGCCCACGGTCGGTACAGTTTCGGTCACATACAAGTGGCTGTCAGTCAGTGCATACAAATCGTGGGCAGAGTCTGGCAGGCTGGCCGATGGCGGTTTCCGATCGAACGCGGACTGGCTCGGCAGCGTGATCCTCAATATCTCCGGGCTGACCGACGACGACGACAAGCCGGTCGAGTATTCGACGGCCGCGCTTGAGTCTTTGTGTGACAGCTTCCCTGCTTCCGGGTCTGAGCTAAAAGACGGCTTTGAGTCCGCGCTTTCTGAGAGCAAAGCAAAAAACTGAAGGAGGCGGCCCGGGCGCTTGTCACCGGGCCAGCCACCGACAGCACAGACAGCGATCTCGCCGCGCTTGGGATTGACGCCCCGGACTGGTGGGGAGAAGATGAGCCAGACGACGATGTGGAGATCTGGCCCGAGCACACAGGGCCTTTTGTCCTGCTGTGCAACATGGCAACTCAACTGCTGTGCGGGCCGGGCGGGGCTTACGGTCTCAACTATGCCGTAATCGACTCGACAGCCGCACGAGCTGGGATTGATGTTCCAACCGGGCAGGCGTGGCAAGACTTCCGAGCGCTCGAAGCGGAGTACGTCGCCGCGATCATGAAAAAGGGGTAGCCATGGCTGAACTCAAGATCAAAATATCGGCTGACTCGTCGCAAGCGCAGGCCGCAATCGATGCGATGAAAGCCAAGGTCATCGCGGCAGAGTCGGCGGCAGCGGCAGCAAGTGCAGCTGCGAAGACGGCTGCGGCTCAAGAGTCGGCGGCAAAGCTGGCTGCAATCAACTCCGTATCTGCCGCCGCAGAACTCGCTCGCGCAAAAGAGGCCGGGGCAAGTGCCGATCGAATCAACCAGCTCACGCAGATCGCTGCAAAGGCCAAGGCGGTTGCAGATGCCACGCAGTCGGTAGGGTCAGATAAGCTGACCCAGCTAAAAGCCGCATCGAAGGCGGCTGATGACGAGTTGGCGAAGCTGAAGACCGATGCCAAGGCACTTGAGCAGTCCGTAAAGTCAGCCGACCTGACAAAGCCGTTCAATGGAATGGCTGAAAAGATCAACGCTGCTAAGGGGTCTATTGCCGGTCTTGTCGGAGTCTTTGCAATCTTCGGCGGCGCATCTAAAGCTGCAATGGGCTTCGAAGATGCCATGGCCAAGGTCGAGCTGAAGGCCAATCTTGGGGCCGAGGCATCGAAAGTGATGCAGGACCAGCTTGTAGCCATGTCGCTGCAAATGCCCATCGCTGCAAAAGACCTTGCTGCCATCGCCGAAGCTGGGGCCTCGCTTGGCATCGAAGCGCCAAAGCTTGCGGAATTCACGCAGCTCACCGCCGAAATGTCGGTCGGCTTTGATATGAGCGCCGAAGCCGCCGGGGATGCAGCGGGGAAGATCTCGAACATCTTCAGCTTGTCGCTTGAAAACATGCGTGTGGTTGCGAACACAATCAACGCGCTCGGTGATGGGTCGGCAGCTAAAGAGCGAGAAATCGTTGATGTCCTGAAGCGTGCCGGCGGCGCAGGCCAGCAGTTTGGATTAACAGCGAACGGGGTGGCGGCTCTTGCGTCGACGATGCTTAGCCTCGGCGAATCGCCTGAGGTTGCCGGAACAGCCATCAACAGCCTGCTGTCGACACTCCAAGCCGCACCGATGCAGAGCAAGGGCGCACAAGAGGCGCTCAAAACCCTAGGGTTTGAGGCAACGCAGCTGCAAAAAGACATCGGTACAGATGCTCAAGGGACGTTGCTGAAGTTTTTCGGCACCCTGAACCAGCTCGACGACAAATCCAAAACGATGGCTCTCGGGGCCATCTTTGGTACGGGTGGCGACACGGCGGCCATCGCAAAGATGTCTGGGTCGATCGATGTCTATGCGAAGTCGCTCGGCATCGCCGGGACAAAAACAGACGGCCTCAAAGATGCTGTGTCGAAAATGTCCGGAACGGCGTCAGGTGAGCTGAAGAAAATGGGCAACAGCTTCGATGCCATCGGCATCGCGGCCGGGCAGGCCATCCTGCCTGTCATCAAAGCCATGGCTCAAGGTGTGGCATCGGTCGCGTCCTTCGCGTCCGCATTTGTTGACGCTCACCCGTACATCTCGACCACAGTCGCGGCCATCGCGGCCGGTGCCGTTGGTTTCGGGGCGATCTCGCTTGCCGTTTCCGGGGCTGTGGCGGTTATCGGCGGGATTATCGGCCCGATTGCGGCAGTCGGCGGTGCGGTCGCGTCGTTCGGGTCTGCGGCGGCTGCGGTTGTTGGCCCGATCATCGGGATCGGTGCTGCCGGTGGAACTGCGGCGGTTGGTGTTGGTGCTCTTGGGGCATCGTTCACCGCTTTGCTTTTGCCCATCGCTGCTGTGGTCGCGGCAATCGGGCTGGCGACTGCCGCATGGATGTATTTCAAGGACAAGTCGGACACAAAGGACGCGCAGAAATCCATCGAAGACCTGCGCAAAGAGCGCGCCGCGCTGGCCGCAGAGATCGCATCGACGCCTGACGCTTCGGTGATTGACGCCGGCGCAGGCGTTGACGTGATCAGCCAGCGCCAAGCCCAACTTGATGCACTCGACAAGCGCATTGCCGATAAGTCAAAGACTGCCCAAGCTGGCGCAGCGCCTGCGGATGCCGCCAAGCCTGATCTCGGTCAAAACGCGATGAACAAGGCGAAGCCGGAGTCCCAAGGCAATGACATCTCGAAGGCGATCATGGCCGGCACTGATGCCGCACAGGCCGCGTACAAAGCACGGCTCTCCGCCAACGCCGCCGCACTCGAAGCCGAAAGCCGACTCAGGGCGGATGCATCAAAGCGCGAGCTGGAAGACATGAAGCGCGCACTTGATGCCGAGTCAATCACCGCCGAGGAGTATTTTGCGAAGAAGCTGAGCGCCGCCCAGCGTGATGCAGATGATCAGATCAAGGTCAAGCAGCAAGAAATCGCGCAGAAGGCCGCATTC